AACGAACTGGCAGAGGACTATAGAGATAAGTGTATTGACGAGGTGTTAGACGGCATTCGTGCCATTGCCCCGGACATTGCTATTCTTGAAATCTAAATACTATATCGTGGGGGAGAAATCCCCCACTTATAACAGCTCATAATATGGCTAATAAAAAAATCATACCGCCTATGCCTTTCGATGCCACCGCTTGGTTATCCAACAATGCGGCTATGAGGTTGTCATTTGCTTGTAAGGGCTTGTGGCTGGATATGCTTTGCTGTATGTGGGTGAGTATAGAGCGTGGGGTTATGCTGAAACCTATTGGCGGTGCGTACACGGTTGATGAATTAGAAGCCCTCTACGGAAGTGGAACAAAGGAGCTGATAGAATCATTGATTAACGCTGAATTATTGTCTGTAAGGAATGATGGGGCTTTGTACAACGCTGATATGGTTAAGATGGAATCAATACGGGTAAAACGGTCTGAGGCTGGGAAAAAAGGTGGTGTAACTATGGGTAAACGGATATTAGCCAAAGTTGATGCGCTTGTGGAAACGCCACCGACAGAAATGCCACATACACCTTCCCCAACGGCTGAAACGCAACACGGGGCGCAAGCAGACCTATTTCCCGATGATTTGCCGGAGAATCCACCGCCACTGACTGATGAACAACAGCGGAAGATTGCAAAAGCCAAGAAGTACAATTATGCTGATTACGTTACTTTGACACGTGATGAATACGCAAAATTATGTACCGAATATGGCGAAGAAGCCGCTAAAGCGATGATTGATATTCTCAACAATTACAAAGGTTCTAAGGGTAAGAAGTATAAATCCGATTACCTGACTATTAGGGGCTGGGTAAAAGATAAGTATTACGAAAATATGAATAGATATGGACAACAAACTGGTACAACGGCTGCAACAGATATTGGCAAACCAAGCGCAAAGAGGACTTTTAGGGACACGCTTTAAGATTGAGAAGTTTCCCGAACAGGACATAGCGGAAATGCTAAGGATGTGTTATCAGTCAGAAGTTGAGCGCAGAAACATGAAGTATGTTTCGGATGAAGCCACGTTGGAAAAGATAGGCAAAGCGGCTAAGTTCCTTTGCGGAAACGGAAAGTTCGGCTTGCTTCTGTATGGTACGGTAGGAAGTGGTAAAACCACGCTTGCAAAGGCGATATGCAACATTATAGGTATCTTGTACAATAGTGATTTATCTTCCGAAAGAAAGGGAGTGTACCGCATATCAGCTCTGAACCTTGCCAAGTCAATAGCCGATGACCCGACTTATTTCAACAAGCTAAAGAATCAAGAACTTTTGTTTATTGATGATGTGGGCACTGAACCAGCAAGCGTGAAAAGTTGGGGCAACGAGTTTTCCCCGGTTACTGAATTAATCTATGCCCGATATGACAGGCAGCTATTCACTATAGCCACGTCCAATTTGGCAGATGAGGAATTTGGCGACAGGTACGGAGAGCGTATTGCTGATAGAATGGAAGAAATGTTTGAACGGCTGCACTACAGCCAAAAAAGCTATCGAAAATGAGATTTGCGCTCAGAAACAAAACAAAGCTCATTAATGCTTTCGGTGAAGCGTATTACAACGAACTTATTGCAAGCATTAATAGCTTTCAATCTAACTACACGCCCGATTGCCATTATTGGAACGAGGCGATACAAAAAGAAATGCTGGATATGCCAAGTAGTACCCACCCGGATAAGACATTTTCGTTTGCCATTGTGAGCGAAATGTGGGATGTGATAACGCTTGCTTATTATTCAGAAAGTAATACACCAAGTAAATAATAAAGCTATGCAACACCAAAAATCAGAAAAGAAAAAAGTGGTTGTGACCTTATGC